CTTCAGAAGTGACAGGTTGAAGCGTCATGTTTTCATAATCGAATGTGACTATGAATGTAGCTTCTTGTGCCTGACCAGTTTCTAGACTCAATGCTGACAAGTTAGTAGGTATACAGTGCCAGAATTTCATCTTTGAAACCATTACTTTGTCGTTATTTAATAGACAAACTTCTATAGCATCGATACAGTCCAATCTCAACAGCTTTTCACCAAGAGCTGTTTTTTTACCGATAGGTTTACCTGCTCTCATGCTCATTAGCCAACACCAGAAATAATAGAAGTTTTTACCTTCTTCATCCATCTTAAATTCCATATTGATGGTCTGTAAATCACGAGCACCACGTGGATCTGGATGCAATTGTCTTTCATGTTGGAATTCTGAAGTCAACATGTTTACTGATAAATCAGGAATATTGACTGTTCGAATATAGTTATCAAGGACAGTAGTATCTAATTCAAGGTCAGTAAAGTCGACCATGTTAGAAAATCTACATATCCATTTGTTCTTATTAAAATTATTAATCTCAGTTGTTATACCTGCCATTATGCGAAGTCTCCTCTACCGATAAATGCTACACCGTTTGAAAGTGATAGACTCTTTGCCCAAATAGCACCACTCCAGAAGTTATCACCATTTGCAAAGTGAACCTTTCCATAAGGAGCTACAAGAACACCATAATTAAATTTATCATCAATGTTTGGATCTCTACCTGCTTCAAAGTAGATAGCATTATCGTCATCACCACTTGATTCGTATTCAGAATAAATCATAAATGTCATGAAACTATCATTAACATTCAAGATAGCTAATCTTGCACCAAATGTTGCTTTATTCTTAACTATTAATCTTACATATTCACCTTTACTTCCATCACAGTCAATATTGATACGAATATCATTTGCTACTGTAATATGGTCGAATACATATTCACCAGGTTTAAATGTAATTGTCAATCCATCATTAGTACCGTTTGTAGTTTCCAATTTGTCGAATACTTGAGTACCACCATTTGCATCAAATGTATAATTACTTGTAATTGTTGGTAATGTAGTTGGATTGTCATAATTAACATCTAATGTTGGCAAACTACCTGGTTTTTTATTAATTACTGGAATTGCCTCAGATATATTTTTCTCACCTGAATTAGGTTCTATATCAGCATGAATCATATTTGTATTCTGAGCAACAACTGTAGTATTGTAAGGATATGTTTCTTCTGTATAATTTTCTGATGCTATAGCAAATGAAGCATGAGCATTTTTTGAATAATGTATATTAGTACCAGCTTGACCAGTAATATAGTCACCTGCAATTTTATACTGAGCATCACCAATACCATTACCATATTTGTCACCCATAAAATCTCTGAATGAGTTAGATGGATTTTGATTAGTATTTGTCATTAACTTAATTTTATATTGTCCATCAAATACATCAGGACCATCACCATCTATATAGATACGTGATGATTCTCCTGTTTCTGGATTTACCCATGCATTATCGATGAATGAATTGTTAGTTGCTTCAAGAGCAGTACAATATAATGACTTAACACCAACGTATGCACCTAATAGACTCAATTTAGACTGAGTGAATACAGTAAAATCTTTAAAGAAATCCCAATCATCTGGAATAAATTTCTTTGAAGTCCAATGCACTGATGTTGGATTGTAAACTGTATTTAAACTATATGCATCACATGTTGTAGATACCACTTGTGGAACTATATCACAAATTGAGAATTTAATTATACCATCAGAGAAATATCTACTTGTATCAATTGCATCATATAAAATAAACTTAGAAATATCAGTTTGTCTTTCAATGATTGCAATTGTACCATTACTTATCATAAACATTCTCTGAATTTTCTGTGAACCGTCACTTTCTATATTTAATTCAAAACTATGATCTGCACGTCTTACTGATTCTGCATTAGTATCAAGTAATTTAAAATCCTGCCAACCGTATTCAGATTCTTGTGTATCTAATACTTTATTAGCATCATAGATTTCATTTAATTCATGTGATGTTGTGCATTCAACCCATGTACTACGGTCTGATTTATTTTTACCTTGATACTTATAACATTTAGAAGTATCACCTTCTCCACATGTATAAATTACAACTGGCAATATAACAGTTGGAACATTACATACCATTTCAACAGTAGTTGGAGAAGAAGGACTAGACCAAGCACATTTAAATTCTTCTGAATATGTACTCTTAACTTCTACATTTATTGTAAATTTAGAAGTCATTGCAGTTTGTATTTCATGATTTAATTTTACATTATAAACATAGAATGTATATTGTACAGTTGGATCATCATGGTCATATTCACCTGTTGAACCTACTGGTATCAATCTATGTGTTGGGTTTGTTTCATCAATGTATAGAGTTGCAGATGCAATATTTAGCTTATTTAAAATTTCACTTACATTTACAACATATTTAGATTCATTACCAACGAACTTAGTATTATTCCAGTTTGGGTTATGAACCTTAAATTTTATAATAGCATATTCATCTTCATCCAATGTTGGCATTGGAATTTGATCTGTAATATCATTTCCAGAAATTCCCTTAAATGTATTATAACTATTTTGAATATCATCCCATCTTGATGGTGAAATACTTTGATTAGTACCTTGTGTTTGCTTAATAATCTTATAAGAGATTGTAATAGGTTTAAATCCTGCATTCATTGATTCAGGATTTTGTTTAGGACCTTCTCTTGCAATAGTCTTATTTTTTACAACATTTGAATTATAATTTTCAATAGATGCATCAATCCATGCATCAATTACATAAGTCCATGGACAAGTAGGGTCAATATCAGTAATATCAAATGTGATAGTACCATCTACTTCTGATTTATCTACAATGTTAGAAGGAGTAATGACTCGTAATTCACTACTATCTTCTTGAACTGCTTTATTTGCAAACTTAGCAACATAAGCCATAGGTTTCAAATAACATGGATGTGTAGAATCATGTGGATTTGTAATAGTAAAATGAATTACTGTAGGGTCATCTTCATCTGGTGTTGAAGTAATTATAACTCTTTGGAAAATAACTTCTGCAATTCCATGGTTAATAAATCCAAGTTTTAGACCTACAACATTTTCTCTATAACCCATACCAAATTTAGAATCATCGATATATTGATTTAAAGAAGTATAGATTAAGTTAGCAGTACAATCAAAGAATTCGATTGTATCAGTTTGTTCTGTTAACAAATCATAATAAGGAATTTCAGATTTTTCATCTGTCTTTTCATTCCAAATATATGAATCGATTCCACCGATATTAGGTTCAAGAATACCAGTCTGAGTTGTAGTTGAATAATAAGCAGAAACACCAGTCTTATATTTTGGTGTTAAATTAGGTACTGCTTCAATAACTTCATTCTTATTATATTTCTTGATATGACCATTATCATTGTTTACATACAAATTACCAACAGAATTATAATTGAAATTCTTTGATATTTTGGCCATAGTAGATAATTCTTGTGCAAATTCATCATGACGATAATCGAAGTCATAATCTGGTCTAGCTGATGTAGGTTCTAGAATAGGATCTGGAGTATCATTTACTTTTTCTGGTAAACTTCTTTGAAAGAATGGAAGAGTCTTACTATAGAATTCTATATCAGGATTTTCATCAAAGAATTTTATTGTAATTTCAGATGAATTACGACCAATATTTTCACTATCTGAATTTCTTACACAAGGAATAGTTTGTTTATATGTGATTGTATCACCATTGATATTCACATATACACCACCATTTTTAATACAAGATCTTGGAGCCCATTCATCAGTATTTAATGAAGTAGTATCACTTACTCCATATTCACTGATATTATGACGATTGATTTCATCTGTAATCACATTAGATAATGTATCACGAATTGTTATACCAAATTTATCAGAAAGCAAACCAGAAAGATTCTGGTCTGTTTTGATAACTGCAGTATAACCACTTAATTCGAATGTTTCATTAATTGTGTAATTCATCTATTAACCTGTTGTATCATATCCATATTCAACTTGAATTCTAACAACTGCAACTTCATTTGACATTGAGAAGTTAACAATATTATTACCTTCATCTAAGATATTATCACAGAATGCTGGTTTACATAAGCAATACAAATCCTGAATTAGAATTGTAATTGCCTTCCACCATGGTGAATCCATAGATGTATCTTCCTTAATATGCTTGTAATAATATGTTCTAATAATCTTAGGAACGAAATACATCCAGAATGCCTTTTCTGAAATTGTGTTTTCATAGTTGGTCAATTCATAACCTTTTCTCATATAGGTTTCTTCACGAGTGACTGTTTCATTTGCGTAAACCTTATATGGAAGTGGAATTGCTCTGTCAGCTTCTTCAATTACCAAACCATGATTTAGCCAGTTATTCAATAATCTTTCGATACCTATAATTTGTGCATGACTCAACTTATATTCATCTGTCTTATAAGTAGAGAAGGAAGACTTACTAAAGAAATCACTTTCCTTAGGAATGTTAATCAAAATCTTCAAAGTATCTGTATATGTTGAACCAAAGACCAATGCATCTTGTGGACAAATTTCATAATATGCTTCTTCTAGTCCAACATTCTTTTCAATTACCTTATCTATCTTGATAATGTATTCTTCTTCTTTCTGAGTTTTACCGTATATATTTGTTAGATTGATAATAACTCTTGAACCTTCTAATGACTGAGGATCTAATAGAGAGTTATACATATCCTTCTTTGTGACTCTAATTACGTTTCTCCAATTTGGTCCCCATTCCTGATTAGCCAAAGCTGGTGAATGGTCAAACTGGTCTAAGGAGTCCAATGAAGTATCTTGTGTCAAATATCCAACACCATACTTATTAGATGTTCCAGTCAATTCTGGATTTTCCCAGTGATACTGAATTGCATCAGAACGAATAATACTTGATACCTTTAAATCTAAGTCAACTGATAAAGTATCTTCATGGTCATTGAAGAATTTAATCAAATCTGACTTATAAATCTTCTGAGTAGAACCATTACGGTTATCAAGATATTCGTAAATCTTGTTTTCAATTTCTGTCTTATATTCCTGCAACTTTGTATTTGCTTTTACTTTAGCTCTACCAACTAAATCGAAATACTGAACCATAGGAGGAATTGATAGAATTCTACTATTGATTTCCATTCTATCCTGACAGTTGTCTCTAATAATCTTAATGTTTCTCAACCATTGTTCTTGAGGTTCATCATTATATTGCTGATTATAATATCCATCGAATGACTTAATCATCTTGACATAATCTGCAATATGATCCAAATACTCATCAGAATATAATGAGAATGGATCATCGACATCATCCTTATCGGTCAATACATTTCGTGGATAATAATTACCACCTTGTTTTGCATACATGTGACCGATTAGAGAGTAGAACACATAGTTCTGAACATACTTATAAAGCTTGTTATCAAAATCTTCAATTTCTTGCTGACCGAATACCAATGCTGTTTGTACATTGATAGGAGTAGATAAACCACGGAAGTAAGAAATGAAGTCTCCCTTTGTAACTAACTTATTTCTAGATGAGAAATAACCTGGTGCATTTATTCTAATACTATCTTGACTTTCAAATTCTTCACCTTGGAAAATATCTGAAGCGATGATAAAGGTAATGTTATTTGTAATATCAATAATTTCACCCTTATGTTGTAGATAGAATGATGTGTTATTTGTCATCTGTGCGCCAGCTGTACCAGTCTGATTAGCTTCCTTACCATCAGTCTGAATATACTGTACATATAAATTCTGATTCTTCTTTGTTAAACCTGGACTTACCATATAGTTGTCATTACCAAATCTAACTCTAACAGTCTTATCATAGTTAGTTTCAATCTGACAAATCTTTAATGGAGATGCAGGTATATTTTCTAGCTGTTGAAGACGGTCATTCAAATAGATTGAAGTATCTTCAATTTCAAATAGGTTCTTGTCATCAAGAGCTTCTTCTTCGTTTTCACCGATACCTACTTTAGTCCAACTTAGTCGTGGTGCATAATTACCTTTATAGAATGCATAAGGATCTCTCTTACCATACCAGTTAGAGAATGTAATATCGTCAATATCATAGTACTGTGCAATCTTACCTAGCTTACCAATGTTTGCATTACCAGTAATTTCCTTTACTACCTTAACACCTTGGAAACAAGAAATTGGTACCAAGTTTTCAGCATTATATAAATTCTTACCTTGCAAAGGAAGATAATGCACATGTTCTGCTGGACATGCTAATTCTAGAGTTTTCTTCCAAGAAGTACTATTCTTACCTTCCATATCTTCTGTACTAAATTGATAAGAATAAGATGCGTCAAGTATAAAATGACGACCTTGGAATACCAAGTCGACTGCTGATTGGTTGAATACTACAGTATCACCAGGCTGTGTTACTTGTGGAAGAGGTCCTTTAATCTGAATTTGAAGATTACACTTAGCTGGTACTCTTCTTCTTGGGTTATATCCCAAATTCTTTCCTCGCTTGATTAAAG